GATAAAAGCAAAGAGAACCCTTTCCTCATTCTTTAAGAACAATGACTACGTGCATTCCTTTGACAACCCCAGACTCAAAGAGGTTATTGAGCATTGCTACTCAAAAGGCCTTAAAGTCCATCTCGACGATAATCTTCGACATCGAAACAAACGCTCTTAAGATCGATGATATTACTAAGATCCATTGCTGTGCTTTAAATAGTGGTGGAGATACGGTTTTATATACTGATCCTGAGGAGTGGTTACCAATCTTAGAGAATGCAGAGATCATAGTGGGTCATAACATCATCCAGTACGACCTTGTAGCTATTAAACATTTATATCCAAAGTTCAAACCTAAAGGAAAGATTATAGATACTTTGATTATTGCTCGGATGCTTAGATCAAACATATTAGATATTGACTTTAAGAAGAAGTGGAAGGATATGCCTATGCAGATGTATGGTCGCCACTCACTTGAGGCTTATGGCTATAGGTTGAAACTTAATAAGAAACACGCAGATTTACAAGATTTTTCTGTGCTTTCTAAAGAATTAGAGGAGAGATGTAAGTGTGATGTTGACGTAACCGTTAAACTTTGGGACAGGCTGCAGCCTGAGGCTAATGCAATTCCCTATGCAGTAGACCTTGAGATGAGGTTTGCCACCTTAATCTCCAAACAAGAGCGATCTGGTTTTGCCTTTGACGTTAAGGGAGCGTTGGAGTTAGAAGCCATGATCGTTGAAAAACTGAATACTCTCGATGAAAGATTGAGACAACGGTTCCCTTTCATTGACGGAGGTATCTTCACTCCTAAGCGTGATAACCAGAGCCGTGGGTACATAGCTTCTTGTCCTATGTGTCGATTAACTCCGCTTAATCCAAACTCACGAGATCATATAGCTTGGGTTTTAAAGAATCATCTGAAGTGGAATGCAGAAGTCTTAACCGATACTGGTAAACCCAAGATCGATGAGACGATTCTTAAGGAGATATCTGGAGCTGAAGATTTCGTATCTTTCTTAACGCTCCAAAAACGACTAAGTCAATTAAGTACAGGCAACAGTGCTTGGTTGAAATTAGTTAGCACTGATGGTCGTATTCACGGCAGCGTGATTACAGTCGGATGTGCTACAGCCAGAGCCAGTCACGTCCACCCCAATACGGCCCAAATTCCTGCTGTTAGGTCTTATTTGGGTACGGAGTGTCGGACTCTCTTTGGACCTAACGTACTACCTTTGTACATCCCTAAGGGACGTTTAAGTAAGAGAGGTTCTAGGGTAGAGGACCTCACCAAAGAGGTGGGTTGTGACTTATCTGGTATTGAGGCGAGAGCACTTGCTCATTACTTGTGGCCCTTTGATGGGGGTTCCTTTGCACGGGAGGTCATCGAGGGCGACGTACACTCCGCTAATCAACGGGCCGCAGGTTTGCCAACTAGAGATGATGCCAAGACTTTTTTCTATGCCCTAATCTATGGGGCGGGTTCAGAAAAATTAGGCAAGATCACCAATCAGGATGGAAAGAAACTAAAGCGTAAGTATTACAAAAATATGCCAGCTTTAGCGGAGCTTACTAAAAGGGTAACATCTAAAGCTGAATCAGAAGGCTTTGTCAAAGCTATTGATGGTAGGCCTATTACTATAAGATCCCCTCATAGCGCACTGAACTTTTTACTTCAAAGTTGTGGAGCAATTATAAGCAAGCTCTGGTATAACATTTGCTATGACGAGTTAACTAAAGCAGGATATAAATATGGTAAAGACTGGAGCTTTTTAGCTCACGTACATGATGAGATCCAATTTGCTGCTAAAACTCCTATTGCTGAAGATGTGGCGAGAATTGCTACCACTTCGTCAAAAATTGCGGGAGATAGACTTAGAATGCGAATTGCTATCGAATCAGAATATAAGATTGGATCTAACTGGGCCGAGTGTCACTAAGAAATGTAAGATCTGTGGTGAACAAAAAGATATATCTGAGTTCCATAAGAATGGAAGTTGGACTAGACCTGAGTGTGCTGCTTGTAATAGGGAGAGACAAAAGAACTATCACGCATTAAGGAAGGAGCATAAAACTCCAGAGCTAGGTACTCCTTGTGAGTGTTGTGGTAAGAAAGATGAAAAACTTCAATGGGATCATTGTCATGACACTACCAACCATAGAGGTTGGCTTTGTAGTAATTGCAATACAGGTATAGGGAAGTTAGGTGACAACCTACAAGGTGTCACAAATGCTATGAACTACCTACTACGACCCCGTAGGATTGCTTCAGATACAAAAGGGGAGGATGATTCAACTTTGGCTGATCAGTCTTAAAAGATCTATTTACTTTTCTTTTAAACGTTTTAAATGGTTCTTTGGTATTAAGGAAGCTCCACTAAAAAGTATAGAGGTTCAGAAAGTACCTCCAATTCTGGGATTGCCAGAAGGGATGCTGGTTATACAGTGGAAGCGAGAAGGAAAAGGTCCAGAAGCTTATCAAATGGATGAGCTTATATTTGATCACCTTTTGAAATCTCCTAAAAAGCAGACCTTATCTAATTTTCCTCCTGATGTAGAGGCTGCACTTAAAATTAAATATGCAGAGGCTGTATGACTTCAAAGAAGAAGAAGAAGGATCAAACACCAAAGGTCAGTAAGACTGAGTTAAAGATTCCTAAAGCTTTATTACTGGGGCATAAGTGGAGATGACTTGGCTCTTAGTGGATGCCGATATGCTTCTATTTCAAGCCTGCTGTGCTTGTGAAGTAGAAGTAGAATGGCAAACAGACATCATCACAACCCACCTTCCTGTTAGGGAAGCGATGATGGTGTTTGAAGACTTGCTAAGTATTAAAAAGCAGCAAGTTAAGGCACACTGGGTAACACTCTGCTGGACGGGAGTTGATAACTTCCGTAAGAAGGTTGATCCCTCCTATAAAGCAAATAGGAGGGCTACGAATCATCGGATCAAACCTGTGGGTTTTAAAGAGGTTCGTAGACGGCTGGAAAACAGCTATAAGTCAGAATGCTGGTATCGTTTGGAAGCAGACGATGTAATTGGAATCTTAGCTACCCGTCATAGGGACAAGACTCCTGTTATATGGTCTGGTGATAAGGATCTTAAGCAGATTCCTGGCTTTCACCTTAATAAAGAAGGTGACATTGATTTAATTACGGAGAATGAGGCTGATGCCTATTTTTTACAGCAGTGTCTCAGCGGCGACACTGTCGACGGCTATTCTGGCTGCCCTAGTATTGGGCCGAAAACGGCGAAGAAACTTATACCGTTGGAACGGTTCTCCATTGCCTCCGCATGGAGAGTTGTAGTTCAACAGTATGAGAAGAAGGGCCTTAGTGCGGACCACGCATTGAAACAAGCACGGTTAGCCCGTATCCTACGGGACACTGAGTATACCCATGATGACATTGAACTATGGCAACCCCCGACGCTACTAACCCCAGTTACTACGGATTCGGAGACGAGGCCGTAATTGAATGTATTGACTACATTAGTAGTCATGGTTTTGACTTTCTTGAAGGAAACATTATTAAATATGTAACCCGATATGAAGGAAAGAACGGGGTTGAAGATCTTAAGAAGGCTTCTTGGTATCTTGACCGCCTAATTAAACGTGAAGAGGGTAAGTCTACGACTTATGATTCTTCCTTATACCAATCAATTAAAAATGCAAAGACTGAAGATCTCCAATTCCCTATCAGTCAAGAGATGGATGGAGAGTGCTGGTCAACTTGCGATACCTAATGATGAACAAGCTTGCGATCTCCAGATGGTTTTCATCGAAGAAGAGTTCTATGAACTTCTTCATGCTTACAATAATCTCGAACGTGAAGATGTCATTAAAGAAGCCTGTGACGTAATCTGGGTTACTTACGGACTACTTCATGCGATGGGTGTGAACATTGATGAAGCCTTTGGTAGAGTATCTGACTCTAACCATTCAAAAATTCCATTCACGTTTAAAGGCGGGAAGGTACAAAAAGGACCAAACTACAAAAAGCCTAACTTGAAAGAACTATGAAACTCAAAGAAGCTTATACTTCACTTGCTATGACTGGTAGAGTGAAGAGTTGGCTGCAAGATCCAACTAGACGCTACCCTGTATCTTGTTGTGTCATGGTTGTTGACGACACAATGGATGAGTCTGAAGATTCTATTGAACAGTCCTTTATCTTTGCTTCTAAAGCACTTCGTTATGGCGCAGGAGTCTCCCTTCACCTCTCAAAACTCAGACCAAAAGGAACTGAGAACAAGCACGGAATGGTTGCTAGCGGCCCTTGTGGATTCATGGAGATCTACTCCAAGTTCAACGAAATCCTTAGACGTGGGGGACAGTATCGTAACGGTGCGATTGTTGCTCATTGTGACTGGGACCATAGCGACATTATTGAGTTCATTAATTATGATCGTGCTCGCATACCGTGGCTTAAGCGCTGCGTCAATGTTGATCCAGAGGTAATCAATAAGCCTTCTGTAATGAATGCAATTATGGAGGGTGCTCGTAAGGGTGACCTTTGGATTGTTAAGAAGCAGTACGATGAAAATGGTGAAAGAATTTACCACAACGTATGTCAAGAAATTTTAATTAAATCTAGAGATACCTGCCTGCTTTCCCATGTGAACTTGGCTGGTACTAATAGTGTTAGTGATATACCTGAAGCTTTTGTAAAAGGTATGGAGTTTCTTTGTGATCTTTACAAAAGGACTGGTGTTAATAGATCTGGTATTTACCGTAAAAAGGATAATCAGGTGGGTCTAGGTGTACTTGGTTTATCTAATCTTTTAGCTATTGAAGGTGTATCTTATAAAGATTTTGTTTCTGCTATGCGGAGAGCTAATTTAGGTGTTCGTGTAGAAGAAGTAACTATGGCTGACTCTATAGCTCTAGCTATTAAGCATGGTATGAAGGGAGCATCAAGAGTGGCTGCTGAACATAATATGTCTAGAGCCTC